GTCGTCGAGCCGTATAGATATTTATTCACTTGTCTCAGCTCTGGCGACGAGTGGCTTGGGCTATATCTATGAGGATGCTCAGGGCAGAATAAGTTATGCCGATTCAACGCACCGATCCATTTATCTAGCAGCTAACGGATATGTGGATTTAAGTGCCAACGATGCTCAAGGTGCAGGGCTGAGCATTCAGCAACGCGCCGGAGACGTGCGCAATACGATAACTCTCAAATATAATACAAATTCCAATAACGAAGTTGATGCGACGTCTGCCGAATCGGTAAGCCTATATGGACAACTTGCCCAAATATTTACGACTACAGTGAAACACATGGCTGATGCCCAAGATCAGGCAGATTTCTATTTGACGCTCCGGGCATTTCCGCAATACAACTTCAATCAAATTACATATCAGCTCACAAATCCAGAGATTGATGATGCTGACCGAGATTCACTAATTAACGTATTCATGGGCATGCCGGTATCAATCTCCAACATGCCGCTGAACATGTCGGCCGGTAACTACTTGGGATTTGTTGAAGGTTGGACGTTCCAAGCCGCGTACAACGAAATTAGCGTTTCACTAAATCTCTCACCAATTGCATTCTCACTGCAAGCCATGAAGTGGGAAGATGTCGGTGTCGCTGAGACTTGGAACACCATATTGAATACACTTGACTGGGAACACGCCCTAGTCGTGGCATAAGGAGAAAAGATGAGCAATCCAACAACCCCATTCAGCTGGCAAATGCCGACGGCCACTGATTTGGTCACTGACTTGCCGGCAGACTTTGAGGTCTTTGGTCAAGCTGTTGCAACATCGATGGCTGACTTACTAGGTGGCACAACTGGTCAAGTCTTATCAAAGACATCCAATACCGATATGGATTTCACTTGGGTAGCAGCTAATCCCGGAGACATCACTGGAGTCACTGCTGGCACTGGTATTTCTGGCGGCGGTACTTCTGGAACAGTTACAGTCTCAATCGATACGGCTGTCACTGCTGATCTAACGACATCACAAACTCTCACAAATAAGACTCTTACAACACCAGTGATTTCTTCTCCAAAAATTTCATCCACTTATTCTGCAAAGACTGCTTCATATACTTTCGCATCAGGTGATGAAGGCAATATATTCTCAATGAATAATGCTGCAACTCAGCAATTTAACATCCCAACAGATGCAACTTTTAACTTTGCAGTAGGTACAGAAATCAATGTGTTCTGGATTACCGGTGCAGGTCAGCCGACAATCGGCGCGGTAACACCCGGAACGACAACAGTCATTTCAAAAGGTGGAACAAGTGCAACGCCGAAATTACGTGTTGCAAATGCAGGTGCAACATGCAAGAAACTAGCTGCAAATTCTTGGATTGTATTTGGAGACATTTCCTAATGACTCCGATGCTGGGAATCATGGCCAGTTCTAAGAGCGGTCATTTGTCAATCTTTGTTGATTACCTAGTAATCGCCGGCGGCGGCGGTGGTGGTTATCTTGCCGGCGGCGGCGGCGGAGCTGGTGGATTTAGAACGGCAACGGCTTTCACAACAAGTGGCGCAATGGCTTTGACTATTGGCGCAGGTGGCACTGGTGCGACAAGTCAAGGCAACGGAACAACAGGCAGCAATAGCGTATTCTCTACTATTACAAGCAACGGCGGCGGCGGTGGAGCGCATTACAACGGTTCCAGTGCCGTTAATGGTTTAACTGGTGGTTCTGGTTCAGGTTCTGGTGGTTTAGGTTCTGCAACTGGTGGTGCTGCGACATCTGGCCAAGGTAATCCGGGCGGTGGTTCTAACGGATCAAGTGGAGCAGGCGGCGGTGGTGGTGCAAGCGCAACTGGTCAAACTGGTTTCACTACTGAACAAGGTGGATACGGCGGAAATGGCACTGCAAGCAGTTATTCCGGTGCTTCCGTTACTTATTCCGGCGGCGGCGGCGGAGCTGGTGGCGCGGCAACTAAAGGTGGCGCAGGTGGCACGGGCGGCGGCGGAGTAGGTGGTTCTGGTTCAGGATCTAATCCCGGAGCAGGAAGTGCAAATACTGGCGGTGGTGGTGGTGGTGTATGGAATGCTGCAACTGGCGCAAATGGCGGTTCAGGATTTGTGGCAATTCGAATGCTACTTGCTAACACTGCAACATTTAGTGGCGGCGTTACTCAAACTTCAACAACAGATGCGACATATCGCTATTACAGAATCACAGCGGCTGGCCCATCGGATACGATTACGGTGGCATAATGGCACATTACGCAATTCTAAACGATAAAAATATAGTCACAATGGTCTTTGTTGGAAAAGATGAGAGTGAAACAATTGACGGATTAACGACCGAGCAATATTACGGAGCCGTTCGTACTTCGTACAATGGCAAAATCCGAAAGAATTATGCCGGAATCGGCTACACATACGATGTGGATCGCGATGCGTTTATTGCTCCTAAGTGTCATGATGAAGCTATATTGGATGAAAAAACTTGCTTATGGAATTGTTCTAACATAGATCATGTAACATTGCCGGTGACAGATGATTCAGAGTCATAACGGATGGCCGGCATCAAAAGATGCAGCTGAAATCCACATCATCAGCGTTCCAATCGAGGGAACAAATATCAAGGTGCGATGCGCGAAAGCCGTTGCACCATTGATTGCTGGATTCTGCAAAGAATTTCATGAGCTGATTGAGCCGATTGATGAAGGCAAGCTCGATGATTGGGGTTATGCATTTCGCATGGTACGTGGCTCGACTGACAACTTGAGCAATCACAGCTCCGGCACTGCCATCGATCTAAACGCAACTCAACATCCGCTGGGCAAAGCAGGCACGTTCCCAGCTGAGAAGGTTCCAATGATTAGAGCTTTGGCTAAGAAGTACGGCCTCAAATGGGGTGGAGATTATCGAAACCGAAAAGATGAGATGCACTTCGAAATCGAATTGAGTGAAGCGAAAGTCGCGGCACTCATCGGGAGCTTGAACAAAGGAGACAACTAATGGATCAAGCAAAAGCAATGCTGGCATCGTGGCTGAGAAGCTCTGTCGCCGGTGCGCTGGCGGTATGGATGACTGGTAATCAGAATCCAAAGGATTTAGCAATGGGGTTAGTGGCTGGACTTGTTCCCGTACTTGCTCGCTGGGCTAATCCAAATGATGTAACTTTCGGCAACAAGAAATGAGCGTAGGCGAATGGACGGCGGTCGGTGGGCTTGTTCTTGCGGTGCTGACTGCCATCTATTCGTCAATGAGATTCATGGTGAAATCGATCATGCGGGAGCTTTCACCGAATGGGGGCAATTCGCTCAAAGACCAAGTGAGCAGAATTGAAATGCGACTAGATCAACTACTCATTGAAATTGCTCTCAAGAAGTAGCCGACACGCCGATTCTTAGGCGGGAATCTTGAATTTGTCAGATAAGCGTGTCACTCTGTAATTCGGGAGCTGGTACGCAGCTCCCAGAATCGGGAGCAAGAAATGACAACAAGTGAAGTCGGATTGTTCGTAATCATGGCGATTGCATGCATCCTTTGGGCGATATGCAGCTATTCAGTCGGATATAGAGAAGGCCATAAAGACGGCTACCAGCGCGGCAAAGCCGTCGGCCGTCACGCATCATCTCAGGCGGTGCGCTAATGGGGTTCCTAGATAACTATGAGGCCGCACGCGCTCGCACAGATCGCTGGCTTGCCACATTCCCAGAGGGAAAAATTCACACAGAAATCGTTGAATTCAATGCCGAAAAAGGTTACGTGCTAGTAAAAGCAATTGGCTATCGTCACATGGATGACATTTATCCAGCCGGCGTTGATTTCGCTTATGGTTATCAAGGCGCATACGTTCAGAATATGAAACGCTGGTTCGTCGAAGATACAGTCACTAGCGCAATTCTTAGAGTTATGCAGCTCATCATGGGCGGTGCAGAGCGAACAGTGCGCGAGACGATGGAGCAGATTGAGAAGCTACCAGCCAAGGCTGCTAACACTGAGCCGGATTACTGGAACACCAAATTTGGTGACGTGCCATCCTTTAAGACACGTGAAGAAGCCGAGGCATCAGGGATTCCAACAGCTGCTCAGGCCATGCAAGAAGTGACGGCTCAGCTTGGTGGAGAGATGCTGGCAGAGGCTCCGCAATGCGTTCATGGCCATCGCGTCTGGCGAGAAGGAATTTCGGCTAAGACTTCGAAGGCTTGGGGCAACTACAGCTGCGTTGAACGCAAGCCAAAGCAATGCGACCCAGTGTGGTACGTATTCACATCTCGCGGGAAATGGGAGCCACAGGTATGACAAAGAGCCGATTAGTCAAGATTCTTGTCATTGCTGAATGCATCCTTGTTGTGATTCTGGTTGTGATGGCTACTCGATGAGCGGCCCAATTGAGATAATCAATCCAAGGACTATGAGCTGCACACTCATGGAAGATGGCGTAATCATTGCAACCTACAAAGTCGAGCAATGTGACAAATGCTCAAGGCTGGTTAAATTTGATGAATTTGGTTATCAAAAAGGATTTGGTAACGAAAAGATAATTTGGTTCTGTGGGGAGTGCAGATGATTATGGTGCGTTTATCTCGTGAAGATGAAATCATCGCGCATTCAGCTGGGCTTGCCAGAGAATCACGTTATGGATCTAATCCTAAATTCCAAGGCAATAAAGGCAACTTTCACAATGCTGTTGTCATTCACTCAGAAGCCGTCGGAGCTGAAATGGCAGTGGCCAGATACTTTGGCGTTGAGGACTTTGTGCCGACAGTCAATACATTTAAGAATGAACCAGATGTCTATTGGAACGGCGTGGCAATTGAAGTCAAACAAACGCCACACAAACGCGGTCATTTAATCATTAGCGAAGATGATCGTGACACTGACATCGCCGTCTTAGTCGTAGGCGAATCACCGACTTATTACGTCATGGGCTGGATACCGGTGGGAGTTGCAAAGCGTCCAAGGTTCCAGTCAGCTCAAGGCGGGTACTGGGTCAGCCAAATCAATCTGCAACCAATTGAGACGTTAAGGAAATCCATCCATGCCAATACTTGAATTTGATTGCTCAATTTGCGCAAAGCTCTACGGCAAAGCAAAGCAACGTCATGGCATCCGAAAGACATCTGAGTTATCGCTTCATGAGTGGTTCGCTACGTGTCTGGGATGTGGAGCATTAGGCATCAAACTTGTCGATGATGCAAAAGTCGAAGGGCTATCTCTATGAATAAGTTATCCACAGGCAGTATCCACAGGGTGTGCGCAACGCCCAAGAGTACGCTCAATCTTGCATCCTATTTGACTAAGGCGATACGCTCCATACTCGCTGGCGAGCCGCTGATGCGGATAGCTCGCAGGCGAAGTCTGGTGCTATTGGGTGTGCTATGTGTTGTAGGCACA